CAGATATCGCAAGACCAGATCCAAAACCAATTGTCAAAGAGATAGAATTATTCAATGCGTTTAACAGACGTAATCCACAAGCTGATGGTGGACGGATTGGTTTTGCTGATGGAACAACCTCTAAAACTCAAACTAAAATTTTTAAATATCCAAAAAAATATTACAACTCAAGAACTAAAAAAGTAGAAACAGTATATTCTAAAAACCCACCTCCAAGTAATGTTGGTGTAGTGAGCGACTTTAGCCGTGCAAAAAGTGAAGCATCGTTTAAAGCATTTGAAGACAAATTTGGTAAAAAACTTTTAAATAAAATGGCTCAATCACAATATAATAAAAATTTTAGAGAGCTGGATAAAAATAATGAATTAAAATTTTTTAAAAACCAAGTAAATAAATATGAGGATTTTATAAAAGAAAATAAAAGATATCCAAATAAATCTGAAGCATACAGTATTGGTTTAAAACAAAGTGGAAAAAGAGCTTCACCTTTTACAGATGAAATAAAAAATAAAATTAAAAATATATATACTTCTGGTAAAGGAGGTTCTACTTATATATCTAAAAAACTAGCAGAAGAAGGAACTAATATTGATGATTCAACTATCAGAAGATTCTTAACTGCCGAAGAACAAGCAGGTAGATTAAAAAGACCAAAAAAATTTCAAACACAAGCAGCTGATCCAACATTACCCACAGATAGATATAACGTTGTTAGAGAAGTTACAGACAGAGATTTAAGAGGGTTTACAGTTGGTAGAAGTGGCGTTGAAGTTTTAGCTCCTAAAGGATCTAAATATAAAGTAACTTTTAAAGCTGCAAAAACACCTGAAACCTCTAGAGTTCCTTTAGAGTATCAAGGTACTCAATACTATAAAACAAAAACTCAGGCTGATAACGCATTAAAAGGTTATCAAAAATTTTCTAAAGATTTAAAAAAAGCAGGTGAAGCTGGAAGAAGTATTAGAGAAATAATATTAAGACAGATATCAGATCCAAATATTGAAGCAGCCATTGGTAGAATGAAAGAAGGTGAAGATTTAGCAACAGCACATAGATTAAGTTATAAGCAAGTTGGTAAATTAGGTCAGTTATATAATATAGCTAATTTAGGTGTTGAAGATCCTGCAATTAATAGTGGTGCTATTAGAAGATTTGAAAATAAATTAGATAGATTATATGAAGAACAAAGAAATTTAATTAAATCTGCAAAACGTTCTACAAACAAAGGTTTACCTGTTCCTAAAACTTTACAAGAAAAAATAGATTTTAATAACAGAAAAATCTCTACCGTTGTTGATTTAACAGATAAACGAGTTCAAGGAATTTTAATTGATCCTAAAAATCTAAAGCCCACAACATATGGAATTGATTATATGAAAACTTATGGAATGGGTTTGTTAAAAAATAAAAATGTTAAGGATATAACAGATAGTGATTTAGCAACTATTCAATTAAATATTGAAAATCAAATAAAAAGAGAAAATAAGTTAGGTAAAAAAACAGAATCTTTTTTAAGAGATAGACAAAAATTTATAAAAAATATTGATGAATTAGCTGGACCAAGAGGTGCTGAAGTTGCAGAAAAAATTGGTCTTCGTCCAAAAAATATTGGTGGAGGCATAACTTTAGGAGCAAACCCATTTTTTAGCCCAGGTGTTTTAAGAGAGGCTTTTAAAAGTATACCAACCCCACTTGGTGCTGTAGGATTAACAGCAGGTTTTGGTGTAGATCCAACGTCAGCAATTGATAGAGCTGGTATTGCAGCAGAAGCAGCTTTTGCACCATCACTTGTGAAACAATCTGCAAAGATGGGAGCTGCACAAAGATTATTTAATTTAGGTTTTAATCCTAGAATGGCTATGCGTATAGCAAGAATTGCATCACCACTTGGTATTGCATCATTAGGTGCAGAAGGTTTGTATCAAGCAGGTAAGTTCACTAAAAAAAGAATAGGTGAATTAAAAGCAATGACACCAGAACAAAGACAAGAATTAAGAAGTGAAGGGGCAAGACAAGCATTTGATCCTTTTATGGCAGCAGGCGGTGGTATCGCTAAACTAGCTGGTGTGGACTCAGGCCCACCACCAGAATCAGGACCAATGTCTCAAGGGTTGCAAGGTCTGATGAAACGTGTTAGGAA